CGCAACCAGGCCGCCCGACAGAAGTTCGGGTTGCCGGCGGAAGGGTTCGAGGCGTTCCCGCAAGGCACGTCGCCTTGGGCGCCGATCGGCATCCAGCTCGGACGCGCCGGCAAAGTGCTCCTGGCCGGCGCCGCGGATGCCGCCCGGCGCCTCGTAGAGCCGTTGGCGCCCCGGGAGAACCTGAGGGCCTTCGCCGAGGCACCGGACCAGCCGCTGCCCGTCGAGCAGAAGATCGAGAAGCTGCCCCAGCCGGCCAAGTTCGGCGCCCAGGCGGGCGCGGCGGTGATCAAGATGGAGCCGCGCCTGGCTGCCGCTTTGGCTATGGGCGGCGCGGGCGCGCCGGGCTGGTTCGCCGCCGGGGCGCCGATGCTCGTGACCGACAAGGGCGACGTGGATTTCGTGGGCGCGGCGATCGCCGGCGCCCTGCCCGGCGTCACGCGCCTGGGTGAAAAGGCGGTGGCCGCCGGTCTGAGCAAGATCCCCGTCGAACGCATCGCCGTCGAGGTGCTGAGCCAGGATCCGCTCAAGCTCAAGGGTAAAATCGTCCAGAAGATCGGCGGGATCGAGATCAGCAACGACCAGTTCAGGAAGTGGCTGGAGGCCGGTGGCGGGTTCCTGGCGGCGAACAGCTACCTGGCCATAGCCAGCACCCCTCAAATCATGGCGTTGCCCGCTGAGCAACGCCATGAGGCCATCCTGGATCAATTGGCGGCGAATGTCGGCGTGAGTCTGCTGGGGTTCGCCCGGCCTGGCCTGAGCGGCACGCTCGAACGGATGGGGCCGCGGTTGATGCAGCAGATGGCCGAGGCGGGCAAGTTGCCCCCGGAACGTCAAATCCCCCAACCCCCGAAAGGAGGTGAGCCCCGTGCACCGCAACCGAAAGAAGTGCAAGGGCGGCCGCCGCAGGTAGGCCCCGCCCAGCCTCCGGCACCGGTGCCTGCGCCTCCCCCGGCGCCGGCTCCGGTGCCCCCGGTGCCACCAGCCCCACCTTTACCCCCGCCGCCGGTCCCGGCAGCGCCCGAAAGCGAGGTGACAAGAACCACGGCGCCAGAGCCCGGGCCGGCGGCGGCGCCGTGGCGGGCTGACCTGGACAGCGCCATCGCCGAGGTGCGCAGCCGGCTGATCGCCGAGCGTATCGCAGACAACCTAACGCGCCCGGGCGCGTTTGACACGGACTCGGCGCCCACGGAGACGGGCGGCGACTTGATCGCTACGACCGTGCGGGAAGCCCTGGCCCGGGGCGGCGCAGTGAGCCGGGCGGAAGTGCAGGCGCTTGGCCAAGCGCAGGGTCTCACAGAGAAGGATGCCGACGAATGGGCCGAGCTAGGCGCCACGGAGGCCGCCCGGGAGATCGTGCATGCCGGCATGAGCCCGCAGGAGACCTACCGCGCCCTGGTGAGCCTCTACGAGCGTATGCCGGGCAATACGGGGCGCACGGTCGAGACGCGCACGGCCCAGCAGTTCTCCACGCCACCGCCCCTGGCTTACGTGGCCAGTCTGCTGGCGGATGTTCGCGGGGGGAACAAGTTCCTGGATCCGACCGCTGGTCACGGGATGCTGGCAATCGCCACGAGGCCCAACGCCGGGGTAGTACTGAACGAACTGCAGGAGGGCCGCCGCCAGCGACTGTGGCGATTCGCGCTCAAGCGACGAGGATTCACCAACGTCGTGGGCATGGATGCCACGAGCGAGGAATTCTTGGCGGCTGTGCGACAATCCCAGCCCGACCGGCTCGGCTTGAATCCACCCTTCGGCGCCGTGCTCGATGCGCAGGGGAACAACATCCAGTTTCCCCTCGTCAATCCCGTAACGCGAGCCAAGACCACGCCGGCCATCGACCTGGCCATCGCCCTGAATTCGCTCGAAGGGATGGATCCGCAGGGCAAGGCGTTTGTCATCATCGGCGCCGAGACGGGCACGCCGCATAACGGGTTTGCCGAGGATCCCAAGGCGCGTGCGCAGGCTTATCGGCGCCCGGTCATGTTGGAGTTCTTCCAGCGCTTCAACGTGGTTGACTGGTTCACGGTCTCGGGCGACCTTTATCGCAAGATGGGCGCCGGCTGGCCGGTGGATGTCATCATCATCCACGGCAAGGGCAAGACCGCCCGCAGTGATGCCGGCGGGATCGTGCGGCCTTGGGTGACACCGCCGCGAGTGATTGAGAGCTGGGACGAACTCGAAAACCTGTTACCACATGAACGACGAGAACCAACTAAAACGGTATCTGGGGGAGGCGGTGGCGGAGGTCTACCACCAGGACGACCTGGAGGCGGACCGCGACCCGGAAGCCCGCCAATTCCTGCTCCACGACCTGAACAGCTTCCTCCGGGCGCTGGGCCTCAACGACCAGGCGGGACCACGGGAACTGGACCGGCCGGGGCGCCTGGCGGCCCTGGTGCGGGAGGCGCCGTCGGTGGCGGTGGCCCTCCGCGAGCTCCCCAACCGGGTGGCGGATTGGGCGGCGGAACGCCCGGACCCGAAGGTCCCGGAGTACCGAAGTTGGGCGGAAAAGGGCCGGTGGCTCCTGAGCCAGGCCCGCCTGGAAAGCCAGGATTAACCCCGCCACCCGCCCCGGTCGCCAAGCCCGAAGGGGCACTGCTCGTCCCGTATCGGCCGGTCTCGAAGAACGCGGACCCGAACCTGATGGTGCCGCGGAACATCGCGGATGCCTGCCTGACGGCCCTGATCGAGCTGGAACGCGAGGTCGGTATGCCGGTCGATGCGTTCGTGGCCGATCGCCTCGGCAAGACTGTCCCGGAATTGTTCGCCAGCCTGAGCGCCGCCCAGATCGACGCGGTGGCCCTGGCTTTGCGCAATATCGAGCGCAAGAGTGCCCTGATCAACTCGGACCAGACGGGGGTAGGCAAGGGACGGACAGTCGCCAGCGTAATCCTGTACGCGCGACGCCACGGGCTGATTCCGGTCTTCGTCTCGGCCGGCAAAGCCCTCTACAGCGACATGGTCGGGCGCGATTTGCCCGGCGTGGGCGAGATGAACTTCCGGCCATTCATCACCGACAACGAGTCGTATTACGAGGATGCTCACGGCAAGGAACACGCCGATAAGCGGCCGGCCAGTGTGGGCAACGCGCTATTCGAGGAGATCGCCAAACGCGGCGAGTTGCCCGCGGGCACACATGGCGTGTTCACCACCTACTTCCAGTTGACTAAAGACAAGCCAGCCGGCTGGAAAGAGGAGCCCAAGGCCAAGGCGGCGCGCAAGCGGCAAATGCAGGCGCTGCCGGATGGCCCGTTGCTCACCGCCTTGCGGCGGTTGAACAGTCAGTTGCTGTTTGTGCTCGATGAGGCGCACATGGCAGCCGGCGCGACAAGCGAGGTGGGCATGCGCCTGGCCACGTTGTTGCCCGGCAGCGCGGGCGTCTATTACTCGTCGGCCACGTTCGCCAAGCGGCCGGACAATCTGAATCTCTACGCTCTGGGGACGCTGATGAATCGCAGCGGCCTGGATTACGAGCACCTGACCGAGCTGCTGGTCAAAGGCGGCGTGCCTCTGCAACAGGCCCTGACCTCAATGCTGGCTGAGTCGGGCGAGTTTGTGCGGCGCGAGATGAATTACGCCGGCACGGTGGTGGAGTTCAAGGCCAGTTCGGCCAGTGGCGGCGCGGAGATTGAGGCCGCCGATCGCTATACGGGCTTCATTCGCGACCTCATGGCCATCGCCGACCAGGTGAATGGCATTGCCAGCGCGTTGGAAGATAACGATAACCAGGTGCGGCCCGAGGAAGCGCAGGTGCAGATCGATTCGGTGAACTTCGGGGCGCGCCTGTTCAACCTGAGCAATCAGTATTTGCTGGCCCTGCGCGCCCCGGCGGTGGTCCGGGAGGCGATTGCGGAGCTGAAGGCCGGCCGCAAGCCGTTCATCGCGCTCTATAACACGATGGAAGGGCCGATCAAGGATTTGAAGGCGCGCAAGCTGCCAATCTCTTTCAACGGGATGTTACTGCGCGAGTTGGAGCAGATTCTTGAATTGACGATCAAGGATCCGATGGCGCATGAGGAAAGGACTGTCACCCTCAAGCCCGAGGCACTGCCGGATGGCGGCGCGTTTTATCGCCAGATCGAGGAGCAGATCAAGGCGACAGACTTTTCCGGCATGCCGATTTCGCCGATCGACTACATCAAGGGCAAGTTGCAGGATGCCGGCTACAGCGTGGGTGAGTTGACCGCTCGCGAGGGCGAATTGGACGAGTCGGGCAAGGAGATCGTGCTCAAGAAGCGGGAACGGATCGAGCGCAACAAGGTGCTCAAAGCCTACAACCAAGGTGAGCTGGATGCGATCGTGGTCAACGGTTCTGGCTCCACGGGGATCAGCGCCCACACGGACCCCAAGTTCAGGGATCAACGGCCCCGCACTTACATCTGCGCCCAGGCGGCCCCGGACATCAACATCCAGATGCAGAGCAACGGGCGCGTGTTTCGATTCGGACAGACCAGCCTGCCCAAGTATCTGTTCCTGATGACGGCTCTGGCCGCCGAGCGCCGTTTCATGGTGATGCTGCGCGGCAAGATGAGCTCGCTCAACGCCAACACCAGCGCCGACGTGGAAAGTGGCTGGACCAAAGCCAAGGGCTTCGCGGAAGACATCTTCAACGAAGTGGGCGATGAAGTAGTGTGGGAAGTCCTGGACGCCGAGCCGGAGCTTTCGGCCAAGGCGCAGATCGGCGTGTCTCCGGATGGGCCAGGCGAGATGTTCGCCCGGAGCGCCACGGGCCGGTTTGTGCTGCTGCCCAACGCGGAAGCAGAGCATCTCTGGGACCGGATCAACGAGGCGTATCAGGACAAGATCAGGATCCTGGACGAAGCGGGCGAGAATCCGCTGCGCGCTACGGCCGAGGATTTGCGCGCCAAGACGGTGGAACGTACGGACCTGGTCGCCGGGCGCGGCAATACGGCGTTCGATGGGCCGGCGGTGCTCGAACGGTGCGCCGTGACCCCGCCCAAGAAGCCCATGACGCATGCCGAGGCCACGCAACTGGCCGCGCAAAACAAGGGCGAGGTGCGCCAGCGCGGCGGCGACTGGATCAAGGCCAGCCGGCGGGCTGAGGAGGAGCGCGTCAAGGCGATGCAGCAACGCGGCGATACCGCCGACCAGATCGATCGTGCGCGGCAGAACTTCAACCGGGCGCGTGAGGTGGTCACGCGGGCCTTCCAATTGCTCGGGGATACCTACGGCGTGGATCCGATGGAGACGGGCGAGGCGGCCTTCTACGGTGTGCCGATGGAGCTGAAGCTCCGGGGCGAGTCGGTGAGCGATTACGCCAGCGCCAGCCGGCAGGAGCTGATCTTCGCGACCAACACCTACAAGCGGAAGTTTTCCGTGCCACTCTCAAAGTTGACTGATGCCATGCTGCTGCCGGTCGGCGAGGATGCTGCGGAGGCAACCTTCAATGACACGGCCGAAGTCGGCACCGAACGCTACATCGTCACGGGCAATCTGCTGGCGGGGTTCGAGCGGGCGCAGACGATGGCCAGCGGGAAGGGGATCGGCAAGCCGCGGGTCGCCATTTACACCACGTCGGACGGCGGGACCAAAACGGGCATCCTGATGCCCCAGAAGTGGAAACCGGGCATCCAGGCGGCTGCGGCGGTGGACCTGGTGGACAATCCCGCGACGTTCATCATGGCCGTGCGAAACGACGAGCCGATGGTATCGGCGCCTGGATCCATCGGCCCGGTGATGGTTTCCCACGGAGAAGCTTCTGTTCCAAGCAGCGGTCTCGGGCGCCCACTCTGGGGCGATCCGCGGTTTGCTGGTTTCTTTCTGGCCATCCCCGCCCAACGGGCCGGCAAATTCCAAGGCACGCTCCTGGCGAGTGACGATGAGCTGCGGGCTTTCTTCGACTTCCTCACCGAGAAGGGCGTGCGCCTGCAAACCCTGCGCGCCGGCGGCCAGGCATCCCGCGGGCCAGGCGGTGAGCGGGGCTTGTCCTCCCGTGGTCTGCACGTGGCGGGCTTTCCGGTCAAGCAAGGCGCCATACCGGCCGGGGTGACGCTGGGCGGCATGCAGCACGTCAAGGTCGTCGAGATGCCCGAGTTGGTCGAGTTCGCCACGGCGCTACTCAATGGCGAGATCCGCGTGCGCAAGCCTCGGGGAAAATCGGTCGGCATGTTCAACTTCGCCGGCGGGCGCGCCTGGATCGAGATCGACCCGAAACTGTTCAAAGACGCCATTCAGGCCGCCCAAGTGCTCGCCCACGAGATCGGGCATGCCTACGATTGGTTCGATGATCGTAGCGGCTTCCCTCGGGGTAATCTGTGGGGCCACCTGCGCGCCATCAATCAATACCTCACTCAGCGCTTCGGCAGGGCCACGGTCAGTGCCAAGGAACTGAAGCAGGAGTTAATCAAACTCTCGGAGTACTGGCGCCCCTATGACAAGCTGAAGGTGCCCAAGAGCTATGTCGAGTATCGCGAGACGCCCGAGGAGCTGTATGCTGATGCCGTCAGCGTGTTGCTCAACTCGCCGGGTCTCCTGGCGGAACGGGCGCCCAAGTTCTATGCTGAGTTTTGGAAGGCACTGGATGCCCGGCCGGAAGCCAAAGCCGCCCTGCTACGGATCCAGGAACTGTTGAACCGCGGCAAACTGGCGACGCTCGACGAGCGGGCTCTGCGCATGGAAGCCGGCTTCGCCCGCGGCGATGAGATCTTCCGGCGCAAACAGGCGGAGCGCGAAGCCCGGCGCAAGTCCTGGCGCGGTTGGTGGGTCGCGCTCAAGCAAGACCTGCAAGACAACTTCGCGCCGATCGTGGCCAAAGCCGATGCGGCGGCGAAGGCCGGCAAGACCTGGCCGCCGGCCGCCGATCCCCGGAACATTCTGGAAGAGGGCTTGATGTTCGACAACCGCAACCAGCGGTTCGTCCGGCGCATTTTTGAAGGCGTAGTACAGCCGCTTGAGGAGAAGGGGATCGATCAGGCCACCCTCGGTCGGTTCCTCACGCTGCGCCGGATCATCAACGAGCGAGTGGACATTCCCAATTCATGGGGCGAGACGCCCAAGACGGCCCGGGAAAGCATGCTCAAGTTGCGCCTGGACCTCGGGATGGAAGCCACCCAACGACTCGAAGATGCCGTGGCGAAGTTCCATGACATCGTGTTCGAGGTGGTCGAGGAGGCTGTGCGCGTCGGTGCCTATAACAGTGATACCTTCAGAACCACCATCCTGCCGAACAAGGGCAATTACGCGACGTTCGCCGTGCTGGATCACCTGGAGGAGAGCGGCCGGATCGGGGCTGGTGTTTATGCTCAGAAGGGCACGCTGAAGCCGATCGCCAACCCGTTTACGGCGACGGTGCTCAAGATGATTTCCCTGAGCAACCTGAACCTGGTGCAGCGCTCGAAGAACACCACTCGCGACCTGTTGCGCGGCGAGTTCCCGGCGGAGATCGCGCCCGCGCCCGTCGCCTACGGCCGAGAGACGCCGCGGCCCAAGGAGGGCTGGGGCCTGTTGCGCATGCTGGAGAACGGGCGGACAGCCTTCTACTACGTCGATCCGCTCATCGCCCGGGCATTCGAGCAGGAAACACCCGGCGGCCTGGACCGGATCGCCCGACTGTTGGACACCATCTTCCGCCGCGGCTTTTATCGGCTCTACGTCACCTATTCGCCCACGTTCCTCTCCTTCAACCCGGTGCGTGATGTCCGACGGACCTGGCTGAACGCACCACGCGGCGTGGGAGCGCGGGCAATCGGCAAAGCCTACTTCGAGACGATCCGCAATGTGGTCCGTTACGTGCGGGGCCGAGCCGACCCGCTCGCCGAGGAGATGATCGCAAACTACGCCATCGGCGTGCCCGACCGGCTGCTTGTGCGCGATTGGCACGACGACGCGATGGGCACCCTGTTACAGCGCTACCGCCTCATGCCCGAGGAAGAACAAGGCCGGTGGTATGAGGCGCATTGGGCGGCGCCGCTGCGGTGGCTGCACCAGGCATTCACGTTCATGGGCTCGGTCGAGGAGGCATGGCCGAAGTTCGCCAGCTATTCGGTGCATCGCAACCTGCTGCACCATACCCCGCGACTGGCGGCCGGCTACGTGCGCAACATTTACGGCACGCCGAACGTCATCAAGCGCGGGCGCAAGATCATGCTCGTACGCGCGATCATCCCGTTCTGGAACGTCGCGTTGCAGGGACTGCGGTCGGACTGGCGCCGGATGAAAGCGCATACGCAAAGCGGTTGGCTCTGGAAATGGGCGGCGACGGATGGCCTCTGGTCGGTGCTGACCGCGTTGGCCGGCGCCGGCCTCCTGGGCGCCACGCTCAAGGCGCTATTCGGCGGCGCCAGCGAATACGACAAGAGCAATTACAACGTCGTGCCGATCGGGGTCTCGCCAGGCGGCGAGTTCGGCCAGCGCAGCGTCTACATCCGCGTGCCCCGAGATGAAACCAGTCGCCTGCTCTCCGGCCTGGTCTACAAGCTCACCAGTTTGAGCGCCGGCAACGATCCGACCCACTGGACGGACCTGCTGGATTTCAGCGGCGGGATGTTGCCCAGCGTAAGCCCAAACATCCAGATCCCAAACGCCTGGCTCCAGTATGCCGCCGGCAAGAATCCGGAGGATCCCTTCCGCGGCACCCCGATCGTGCCTGAAACCCAGTGGCAGGCGGGTGACTGGGACAGTTTCGAGCCGATGATGGTCTGGACGTTTAACCAGAGCGGCGCCGGCAACCTGGTGCGCTGGAATCCGCAAGCACAGACTAGCACGGAGCTGGTCCTGAGCGCGATCCCGGGTCTCAACCGGATCGTGAAGGTCAGCGATCAAGGCTACCGCGAACAACAGAAGCAAGCCGTGGCCGATACGCAGGAGCTGGCGGCTGAGTTGCGCCTGAGCGTGCCCACCGAGGCGAAGGTGCTGCGCCTGGAGCACAGCCGGCTGGCGGCGATCCCCGAGAAGCTGCGGACTCCCGCCCAGGAGACCCGTTACGTGGAGCTGACCGTCTGGTACAACACCTTTTACCGGCCCAGCTACGAGAATCTGAAGCTGGCCGAGGAAGCCAAGGCGCCCGACCTGGCGCGGGCCGCGCAAGCCAGCCTGAAACTGCAATCCATCCCCTTCCAGGCCGTGAAGCCTAAAGCCACCTTCGAGCCCGCCTGGCAGATCAAGCGCTAGTCCCGAACAGGTCCCATCTTTACGCCCCACCAATACGCCGCCCGTGTTCGGGAAATGGGCTTGCGCTACGTCGCAGCTACGTCGCAGCTACGTCGCAGCTACGTCGCAGCTACGTAGTGAAGCGAGCGCAGCGGCCTGCCAACGATGCTTGGCGTCCCGCCACGGAATGCCCTGCCGCCGGGCCTCCCGGCGGGCTTGAGCTTCGCGCTGGCCGTGCCAAAGGGCGGCGATCCGGTAAAGGTCGCTGAGCCTGACGATGTACTGAGTGCGTTCTCCGAGTAGCCGAAGGCCGATCAACGCCTCGTCTTCGGATCCTAAGGGCGCCAGCGTCACCACCACCGGCTTGTCGCGGTAGCGGCGCCGTGTCACGCGTGAGATGGGTTTGTTGAGTTCAGTCATGGGAGGGATAGATGGGAGGTTACCGCTGCAATCAGGCGATCGTAATCATCCAGGCTGCGTGTCTCTGGCCAATCACGCAGGCCGTTGGCGCGGGCGATTGTGCTGACCAGGCGCAAGCCGAGGATGTTGACGCCGTCGCCCTTCGCAAAGCCGGCTGCGCGGAGGATGCGTTGCAACTGGAGCGATTTCTCGGCGAATCTGTTGGCACTCTCGGCATAGGTTGTTGCGGCGACTTGGGCAAACTTGAGCTTGGGCCATGCTTGGCCGGTCTCCATGCGCACTTCTGTTCCGTCTGGGCGCCATGCCTGATACGGCCGGAGGGCCGTCGGGTGTCCGCAGTGTGTCACGTGTGCTCCACTGGTGTGCGTCCACGTTGCGCCACAAGTGCTACCGGTCGGTCCGGGTGTGCGGATCCAAAATGGACTCCTGGCGGGCCTCCGGCGTGCGGGCTGTTGTGTAGTCTGTTGTGGGTGTATGGTTTGTGTCATAGCTATTCCTGATCATCGATCACGTGGCGGGCTCATGCGCTCACATGGTTAACGTGTTGCTGTTGTGCGGTGTGTGCTTGCTCTCCAAGCGGTTGCGGAGAATGCATGTTGCTAGGAGCCTGGCCGGATTGGGTCACTTTGGGACTGTTGGAGTCCACTTTACTGGACTCCAAATTGGACTCCAAGGTTATGCATGGTATTAGGTCGGGCCGTAGGATCGACCAGATCGGCTGCACCGGCGGAGCCGGCAGCCAGTCAAATTGGTTGTCGCCAGCGATGCCCTCGGGATCCCCGTAGGTATGCCGGATCAACTCGGCACTGGCATCGCCGATCTCGGAGGCGATGGCCCCGTCGAGCGCGCCCTGGCTGCGCCGGACTCGCACATAATAGGCCCGGAAGCTGTGGGGCGTCCGTAGCGGTAAGCCCAGCACGCCGCAGGCGCGTATCAGTCGCCGGTTGAGCGTGCCGCGGGCTTGCGCGTCGAGATAGGTCCGGTCGGGCGCCTCGGGATCCGGGAACCACCAAGGCGAATCGGGCCAATGCGCCGCGTGATAGGCACGCCACGCAGAGATGAATGAGGCTAATGCGGGATGCACGCGCACGGCGGGATTCTGTCCGCGCTTCTGACGCCACACAGCCACGAATTGATGCGCTTGCCCGTCCTGTACGCGCTCGTAGAGCGTGCCCGGTTGAGGCCGGCCACCAGCCCACGTGATGGGCCATCGCAGCGCGGAAGGTTCGCCTGGCCGCAGGCCGGTGAGCGCCTGGCAAGCGCAATACGCCGCGAAGACTGGATTCTCGACTGCGATTTGCCCCAATAGCACGTGCAGTTCCTCGTCACTCGCACAGCATACGGTGTGGCAGTGTCGCACCGAGCTGGCGGCGCGAAATGTCGGCCGGCGATCGAAGGGATTGGAGTCTATAAGCCGTTCGCTCACTGCCCATGAGCAAAGGTTGGAGAGCACCGCGAGTTCCACATCCACAATCCGTTCGCAGGTGTAGCGGGCGTGCGCGGAATTCTGGCGGCGCACGCGGGCATAAGTTTTCATCATCCTCGCGTCTATCTGAGCCAGCGCCTTGTCACCCCACCAGCGGAGAGCGGTGCCCAACCGTTCCGCCTGCCGGAGTCGTTCTGCGTCGCTGCGTGCTCGGTTATCGCTTGGATAGCCTGCGGTCATCCAGCGATCGGCCAGCGCCTGCACCGTCACCGCGGATCGCCAGGCTGTCTCTGCCCGGAACTGACTATAGGGGTGCGCGCCTGCCCTGGCCTTGCGCAGTGCGTCCGCCGCGTAGGCCAGCGCGATGTCGAAGTGGTCGTCATCGCCGCACTTGATCCACGTGCGGCCCCGGCCTCCTGGCTTGGGCAACCGCAGATACCAACCGGGCCGACCGGGGCGCCGGATCAGCCGATACACGCGTCCGCCGCGTTCGAGGGTGAATTCGTTGGGGTTCATGGCTTGCGGTTCGGTGGCTTATCGTGGATCTGCGCAACCAGCGCAGGAAGAAAGTGTTTGCGGAGCTGATCCAGCGCCTCAGTTTTTAAGTTCACGTGTGCGTTAATCACCGTGGGGAGACTAGTCCGGAGCGACTCATTGACCAACGTCGTCGTCGTCTCCCCTAAATACTTTACGGCGATATCGAGCATCTCGCGCACGTCTGCATCCGGTCTGAATGTGATCGTGCCCATCTTGCCATTGATCTTGCGTTTGGCCATTCGCCAATACACGCGACTGGCCCCGACTTCGCAACGTTAATTTCATCGTCATCTTCAGGCCAAGATACGCTTTTGTCTTACAGTGTCAACAATGAAATTGAAAATTGTGCTTGCAAGACCGATAGGAGATGTAAGAGACTGGGCACACGTAAGACATGCGCACGACGCCGACCATCACGTTCCAGCCAACGCTGCAGGCGCATCGGATCTTGCAGCACGTGACCAAGCGCCTCCCGAAGTATGCGAAGCGCGGCGGTCAAACGCGGGCGGTGTGCGAAGCGATTGAGGCCCTCTGGGGTCCAGCGGTGATGAACGGGCGGGCCAAATACCTGCGCCGCAAAATCAAGGAATGCTCATGAAGACGATCATTTGGATTGGCCTGGGTTTTTGGTTGACGGGCGCGCTCGTCTGGACTCTGGCGATCTGCGCCGCGGCACGCGCGCCGCGCAACCGGCGAACGCATCGGCTGGCCCGATGGTTGGTCAAGGGAGGAACGCTCTCATGATCATCATCATTACGCGGGGAAGCTCAGAGCTGGGCGAGGCCCATAACCTCAGCCGACCGGGTGCAACTCCCGGCCCCGCACCCAATCCCCACGACTCAGGCTCGACCAGATGCCTCCCTGGTTCAAGGCGGTCCCCGCCGCCGGAGCCTGAGTCTTCTGTTGGTGTGTCGCCGGTGGCAATGGATGGCCCCGGCGATACGCCTGTGGATGACCTGGTCGCGGACCGCGTGAAGCTGTTGGCGTGGTTCAACCGAGTCCCGTCGGTGAGCCGCGAACTGCTGGAGGGCATGAACCTGAACTGCAGCCTCCAGGTGCTCTGTCGCCTGGGGATGCTCAGGCCCTGCGGTAGCGATATAAGCGGACGATGGGGCGAGCGCTACGTGCGTGGAGATTGCCTGACGGATGAGTGACCATGCATCGATGGTGGACCATCGCGGACATCGCGGAGCGGCTGCACCGCTCACGCAAGTGGGTATCGAGGGCATTGCTCGCCGGTCGATTTGGTCCGCCCGGCGGGATCCCGGAGCGTGAGCGCGCCTTTTTCTGGTTCCGCGATGGCACATCCCGCGGTCGCGGTGCTGAGGTGCGGATCGGAGACCGCGGCTTGGAGTATTATCTGTCCGGCACGGTCACGCCCCCAGCCATCGAGCCAAAGCCGCTCGGTATCCCTGCTCGCTCAATAGGAGAGCTGCGACGGAACGTCAGCGCGACTTATGGATGAGCAGGCCCCCAGCGTAACGAGTCTGGAGCTCTTTCCGCCCGAGGTATTGGACGAGTGCACGATGATCGTTGCTGAGGGGAAGCTGCCCGACACGGCGCGGTTTTCTGGCCGCATTGTCGAGAAGAGTCAGGAGTTCGTGCGCCAGGTGATCGAGTATCGATTACTCGGCGTGCCGGTGCGCGTCGTGATGGAGCGGCTGCACTGCAGTCCGCACACGATCGCGGCGATCATGTCCCGAGCCGAGGCCAGCGGCAAGGTCGGCACCTTCGCACAGAGGTTAGCAACGAAGATCGCGAGAAACGTCGAGGCCGGCGTGGACGAATGGTATGCCGCACTCGCCGAGGGCAAGCTCAATGCGAGTCAGATCCCGCTGCCGACCTGCATGTGGCTCGACAAACTGACCGCGCTGATGGGTTTGGTTGGGGCAAGCGGGCAGCAAAAAGAGGCCGAGGCGCCGCGGGAAGTGCTCGAAGCCAAGGTTGCCGAGCTGCGCCAGCGGCTGCGGCGCGCCGGCCCGGCCGACCGAAACGGCGCGATCGACGTGCAAGGTGAGTCGGAATCAGGAGGCGCATCCACCCAACCCACTGCCAGCCATGCTGCCGATTCGGCCACCCCCGTCCCGGAGTCCACCTTGGAGTCCAGCCCGGCTGCCGATTGCCCCGGGATCGACCGACTGACCCCCGCCGCCGACCCGCGAGCTGGCTCGCCCGCGCCCGCGCGCGCGCACCGGGGGGGGGGGGTCGCCCTCGGCGACGCCAGCGGGCGAGCCGATGGGTCAGGGCTCGAAAATTCTGAGGCCAAAGACGGCTTTTGCGGAAAAAAAATCGCGCAAAAAGCGCCCGCCAGCATCCCACCACCGCCCGCTACCCTGTGAACTCATGGACCCAAAAATTCCACGCGATGAGTGGTTGAATCCGAAGTTTCAGGACTTCGGGCCACATCTGATGCTCGCCCGGCTCTGGATCATCAGCAATCCAGGCATGGACCTGGCCGGAAGTTTCCTCTACTGGGACGCACTGTTCACGTTGCAGACCAAGCTGGAAGGCACCTGGCTGGAGACCGCCTTGAAGTCCGAGAAGTTCATGGAGCGGATCGCGTGCGACGGCAAGCGCATCCTGGATCTGGACTACGTGCACCGCAATTACACGCTGCTCGGCCACAGTGGCAAACCGAACACCATTGTCGCCCCGATCCTCAAATGCGTCGCGGGTTGGTCGGACATGCTGCAGCGAGCCTTCTTCCTGGCGAATCCAGAACTGGAACAATTTACCGGGCATGGGCATGCCATCCCCATGCCATCCCCATGCCATCCCCATCCGAAAGGATGGGGATCTGATGGGGAGGGGGGGGGCATCAAATGGGCATCAGATGCCCCAGAACAGAACAGAACAGAACAGAACAGTACTCCCTCTTCGGGGGAGTGTGAGGGGGGGGTTCCGCCGGCCGGGGTCATGCCGACGACTGAGGAACAGGTCCTCAGCCTCGGGGTCATGCGTGGAATCACTGCCGAAGTCTGCCGGCTCTACTTCCATGATCGGAGGCGAACCGGCTGGGTCTACGTGCGGGGTGGAGAGAGCCTAGCGATCAGCAACTGGCATTCGGACCTGTGGGTCTATGCCTTGCATTGCCGGGGGCATGCGGCGGAGAAAAAAAATGGCCGGGTGAATGGCGAGCGGCTGGAGGACAAAGAGGCTGCGGAGAAAGCATTCCGCGCCCGGCTCGACGCCGAAACGGATCCGACCCGCCGCGCAGCGATGCTTGACCAGTGGATGCAGGATTGACCATGAGCGAGCGTCTACCTCCCCATTCGATGGTCGCCGAGGCCAGTGTGTTGGGCTGTATTCTGGCCAACCCCGCCGAGGCGTTGCCGGCGGCGATCCGACGAATCCGCGCTCCGGAGTGGTTCTATGATCTGCGGCATCGCAAGCTCTGGGACACGTTGGTCGCCATGCACGCGGGCGGGGCGACGATCGACACGGTGACGGTCCAGCAGCGGCTCAAGGACGGTGGAAACCTCGAGGCGGTCGGGGGTTGGCCGTTTGTCTCCGCGCTGGCCGACACGATCCCGAGCGAGGGCGTGATCGGGACTTACCTGGACATCCTGGCCGAGAAGGCCGCCGCCCGGCATCTGATCCAGGCATGCACAAGCGCAGTGCTGGGCGTTTACGACTTCGAGGGGGCGGTCGAGCAGCACTGGAACAGGCTGGAGGTGGAATTAACGGGGGCACGGGCAGCATGGCGGAATCCCGAGGTCAAACCCGATCGCGTCTTGCGCCCGAAAGAAATCGCCGAGGACGTTTACAATCTCTGGTTTGGCAAACAGGAGACCTCAGAGCAGGGCCTGAAGTTACCTTGGGAGTTTCCGTTCCGCGTGCGCGAGAGTGAACTGAGTTTCCTGATTGGCGAGAAGGGCATGGGCAAAAGCACACTGCTCTCCTACATCATGCTGCACCTGGCCAGTCAGGGCTGGCCGGTGTTTGTCGCCTCAATGGAGACTAAGCCGGCCGACACGCTCTCGATCATGATGATGCAGTTGATCGGGACGAACAAACTGCTCAAGGAAGCCGACGGCACACCGACCAAGGAGAGTTTCCGGCTCTACAACCGCACCCTGGACTGGTTGCAGAAGTGGGTGAGGATTTACAACTTTGTGGGCATCGCGGATTGGCGCCAGCTCCTCCAGGTGATGGAATGGCTCGCTGACCATGAAGGGACCAAGGGGTTCCTGGTCGATTCGGTGATGCGTTTGGGGATCGAGGATGACAACTACGCCGAGCAAGGGCTGGCCGCAAAGACTTTCGCCAACTTCTGCCTGGCCAAGAGGGCGCATGTGTTCCTTGTGAATCACATGAACAAAAGCGATCGGGATCCTCGCGGGCGATCCCGGGGCAGCATGCAATGGGTGGACAACAGCCACAACGTCTTCTCGGTGCACCGTAACGAAAAGAAATGGGAGCAACTGGAGAAGGCGCTTGAGAAGGCAGCCGTAGTCAAAGGGACGGCTGAATACGAGAAATTGGTGGACGCGGCCCGGAAAGCGGTGAGGGCCGGCTGGGACAGCAACTTCATAATGCACAACCAGCGCTTTCCGTGGGCTGAGAATCAGAACGCAGCGTGCAAGCTCTGGTTCTGCCCGGAATCCCGCCAGTTGCGCAAGAAGGTTGAGGAACCGGAAGCGGTCTTTCATCTGGGACTTTGGGAGAAGCGCGAGAAGCGGCGAGAGAAAGAGAACGCATGAGCGAGCAACCTAACCGCTTCGTGATGGCCGCACAACGGCTGGTGTGCCTTAACTCCGCCCTGCGCGAACTGAACACCTCGTTGAAGAAACAACTTAAGGAGGCGTGGCACGAAAACAGAGAATTGGAAGAGGAGAACTGGAAACTGAGGAGGCGTCTGGAACGAATAAATACAGAATCCCGATGAAAAAATTGGATAACCCAGTCAAACCGTTTGGACGGACCCGTCTATTCGTCATTCCGGGATGGAAACCCTCGCGTTTTGGGAACATCCCGGCGATCAATGTCGGCCTGCTGGCGTTCCATGATGATTTGCGCTACCTCAGTGACAAGCCACTGAGGCGATGTGTTCATCTGCACCGATTCTTCCTGAACTAACGATGTCCGCCCTGGAAACCATTCTGCCACCTGAATTGCGGATCCCGCCGCATCCCTGCTTGCCCTCGCTCACGGATGATGAGGTGACGGAGCTGCTCATGCAGGCCGATGGGTTGGACCAGTTATTGACCGTGAAGGCAGCGCATGAGAAGGCGATCCGATCGGCAGACTCTGATCCCCTAGTGCATGGGTTCGAGTTTCCGGCCTGGCACATGGCGGACCGTGATCTCAGCTTGGACGAGTGCGAGGTGTTGGCGGCCTTTGGAGTGAACCGCGGCAGTAAGAGTTGGTGGGCCGGGAAACGGTTCTGCGAAGCGGCGCACGCCTACGCGGGCGCGGTACTGGTCGCCCTCTCCGAGAAGTTGGAAACTTCGATAGCAACGCAACAGCAGATTGTCTGGCATTTCCTGAGGAAATGGCTGGAGCAGTATAACCGCCGGCAACTGCCGACGATCAAGGTGAATTACTCTCAGGCGGATGGATTCACCGGTCAGAAGCTGGTCCTCCCGCTGCCGCCTGGTGTGCCGGCCGGTAGCACCAAGGGCACGGAGATTTACTTCCTGACCTATCGCCAGATTGCCAAGGACTATGAGGGGTGGGAATTCGGCGCTCGCGTCGGCCACGGCAGAGGAGACTGGCCGCCTGCCAGGCGCATGGATGGAAGTATGATCCAGAACATCGGTTGGTGGGCCGATGAATCGCTCACGCTCTCCTGGTTGGAAACGCTCCATCGGCGCAGCAAATTCAGGAAAGCCAAGGGTCTCTGGACATTCACCCCGCGGTACGGCATGACCCCCGCCATCAAGGAATTCCAGGGGGCCAAGCCGGAGGTGATCGAAAGCGCCCCGGCGGAACTGCTCCCGCAAGCGAATGTGCCCGGGTGCCCGCCTGGCCACATGCCATTGCGCTGCCGGCCTTGGTACAAGGGCGGGCGCACGGTTTACTTCCACCTCGGCGCTAACCCACTGTCAGGTTACAGCGAGCTGGTGCGCGACTTGGTGAGGGGCAAAACGACGGAATACGTGGAACGGATTGCCTACGGTTACGCCCGGGACACCATCGCCCGGGCCTGCCCGAAATTCGGCCCCTGGAACATCGTCGAGCCGGATAAGTTGCCCGAGGAGGGGACGAACTACCACATCACTGATCCGGCGACGGCCAAACCGTTCTTCTCGATCTGGATTCGGGTAACGCCTGGGCCGGAGTACTGGGTCTATCGGGATTGGCCGGATGAGCAGAGCTATGGCGAGTGGGCGGTTGCCACGGAGCGGGAGACAACCGAGGACACGCGCAAGGGTTGGGATGGCGATCCCGGCCCGGCACAGATTGGCCTCGGTCTCGGGTATCTGGCCTACAAGCGGCTATGGCGCGATCTGGAGACCGTGCACCGCGCGGGCGAGCGGGAAGCGGACCCATACCGCCGCCGCCTGCAAGAACGACTCACTGACGGTGAAACCGCCCGCGAGGAGATTTTTGAACGCATCATCGATGTGCGGGCCGCCAATCGCGAGATTCAACTCCAGAACGGGAATACTACGGCGTTCATCGAGTTCTCCAAGCCGGATACCGACCCGGAAACGGGCGAGAGCTTCGAGGGGATTGAGTTCCGCATGAGCAAGGGCGATAGCATCGATGCCGGCTTGACGCTGGTGAACGGTTGGCTGGATTGGAACACGGACCGGCCGCTGGCCCCACTGGTGAATGCGCCCCGGCTCTGGCTGGCCAGTAACTGCCGCCAAGTGATATGGGCGCTCTATAATTACACCGGGCGCGCCGGCCAGACCGGTGCATGCAAGGAACCGATCGATTGCCTCCGATACGGAGCCACCGCCGACCTGCAATCGGTGACAGATGACGCGTTGCAACCCAGCGGAGGAGGAAGTTACTGACCTATGAAACCCAAGATCCCACCTGCCTCTCGCATGATTGCCGTGCCCATGCGCCTATTCGATCCGGTTCGCGTAATTCTCCGGCGGCCAGAATCCATTCACACACTGGAAGTCAACCGGGAAACTGTGGCCGCCCTACCTGTGATTTTGCAGCCGTTCCAGGCCCGCTGGCTCCTGGGCGTTTCCGAAAAGACGCTGCGCGTGCTGCGCGACATGCACCCGGAGTGGTTGGTAGACCACCGCGGCGACACCGCCATGTACTCGAAATACGTGCTGTGCGCGTATGCCAAGATTCCGCTCGGATACGACCGAGCCAATGAGACAAAACCAAACCCACACCCATGAACATGAACAGTAACCTAGCCATCAGTGAACGCAGAAGTCAGGCGACTAGCCAACGTATCGCCCGAAAGATACTGAAATTGCGCCCGGGCTTCGGCCCGCAAGCGACTCAACAGGCTGAAATATTGGCCGATTCAGGACTAAGTCCCGGGCAAGCGACGGTCTTGTTGAATGCTATGTATGCGCCGACGAATGCCTTGGGGCGCGGCCAATCCAATCGAGCCAAATGGCTCGTGCAAGCGCTGAGAGATCGGTACGGCAGTCGGCTCGCGCGAGTGGCTAATAACGCGGCATTGTTCAAGCAGTTCGTCGGCGAAATCGAGGATGTGATTGAGGGCCGCGATAACCTGAACGAGTGCGGGCACGCGACTTTTAGCTTCGCCGAGATGTTCCAGTGCGACCAGGTGGGGTTGACGGCGACCGAAATCGCGCGATTGCTGGACATGCAGGAAGATTGTTCCCGGGTCACCGCCAAGAAGAGGTTAATGACAGCCGTGAGTTTGGTGGAAAAGGGCCAATCTGCCACAGTCGATGGGGCATTGTTCCAAGCAGGAACGGAATGGGATTGACGATGGAAACCGAAAATCAAGCCGCATTGCTCAAGGGCAAGACCCGCGAGTTCGAGAATCTGCCGGCCAACATCCTCGGTCTAGATGGGTGGTTGCTCCAAGTCGTGCCCAAGCCGTTCCGGAACCAGTTCCTGAGCGGCTATGAGAAACTGTTGCGCATAGCGATGCACCCGGACCGCGTCCCGCTACCAGAGGCCAAGGCCGCCCGCGAATCGTATCTGCAATCCGTCTCGGAGTCGATCGCCTATCTGCAATCGGGTGAACTGGAGTATGAATTGGCCACGGATCAGGTCCCGCGCCGGCAAAACTTCGTCGTTCAATTGCGTAAGCGCGAGGCAATGCACAGGGGAGCGGCAACCCGGGCAAGCAACTTGAAGCGGGAGGCGCAGGAGGAACTTGTGCGAATCCGCAGAATGCAGCAGCAACTGAGGACGGCGGCAGCGCGGTTGAACCGGGAGACAACGGGCGCTCGCGGCAGCATGGATGCCCAAATCCGGGATCTGCACGACGGCTTTCGACGACAGGCACCGGTCGCGGTAAACTTGCCGACCTGTCAGATTAGTGGCTGGATGATCGATTTCAAACGATGGACAATGACCACAGCGGAGGCGGCATTCATTGAGGAGTTGACAGCTTGGGCTGGCGAAATGAAACGGGTACCGAGGCCAGGCACGATGGGGCGATCTCAAGCCATGAACTTACTCCAACAGGCAGCGGCGACGGAGCCTACGCGGATACTCTGCCATCGTTCCATTGCGCGCACGGTTGATAATGCGAGGCTGCGCATCCTCGGATCGATGTCACTGGTGGCGCTGGTGCAGTATCTCCGCGCATGGTTCAGGTATCCCACCAAGCGCCCTAGCCGCTGGTCGGTGCTCAAACGGCTGAAGGGAATGGATGTGCCACCGAAGGAGTATTTCCAGACGCTCCAGACGCACGCCTACGCCCCATTCATACAGGATTACATTTGGCCCTATCTGCTAATCGGCGAATTGGCCGTAGTCCGCCCGACCGCCGAGCCCCACTATGAATTCATGCTGGTGAAAGGCATCGGTTACTGATGCTCCCCGTTTTGACCCATCCCACTACCCAGTCGGTTCGCAGAGAACCGAATGACAAAAGATAACAATGCACTGCCCGCGCAACGTCAACCTGGATCCGAGCCGCCTGTGGCGGCGCTCATCGCGCAATTCCGCGCCGCCACGCCCTATTACCAGGGTTGGGACCGACTGACGGACAACGATAACGCCCGGTACAACCGATGGCCCGACCAATACAAGGACTGCAAGAAGCGCAACAGCGCCACGAAAGAAGCCTTCCCTTGGGAAGGCGCCTCCGATCAGCGCCCGATGACGGCCGACGACGTGATCCTCGGCAACGTGGGCGAGATGTTCGAGGGGTTCTGGCGCGCCTGGATTGCGCCCAAGAGCGGCCTGGATCAGGAGAACAATTACGCCGTCAAGCTGGCCGATTATATCGTCAACACCTGGCTGCACGACGAGCTGGTGAAAGAGGTGCAGCTCTCCGCCCAGTATCGGGAGCAATACGGCTGGATGGCCTTGCACCCCTTCTGGGACAGCAGCCTGTCCCTGGAGCCGTTCACCTTCAAGCTGGAGACCTTGCTGGCCGCGTTACCACCAGACATGGCGGGACTGGCCGCGGCGATCCAGGATCCGAACCTAGAAGATTCTGCGATTCAATTCATGGCCGCAGCCTGGAAGCAGTGGGCGAAAACGCAGACCGGGGTGAAGGTGAATTTGCCCGATCTGCCCGAGAAGCGGTTGCGGCGGGCCGTGCAGGAATTGCGGACCAAAGGCGAGACGACCTTGCCCGTGCCTTACCTGTGCAAGAATCAACCCAGCGTGCGCGCGCTCAAGCCGTGGGTGGAATTCATCATCCCCGACGGCTGCACCGACCTGCAAAGCGCCCCGGTGGTGTTCCAACGGGAGTATCTGAGCGAAGTGCAGGTGCGCGAGCGCGTGGTTACGCGCCAATGGGATCCGGCTTGGGTCGAGGAGGCAGTCAAACAGAAGGGCAAACTATCGAGCTGGACCGTGCCCACGGTGCAAAGCAACCCGCCGCCGATCCTCAGCCAGGCGCTGGCGGGCACGACGCCAACGTGGGTGCAGGTGGACCGGCGCGACGAGACCATCGAAATCGTTTACGCGGTCTATCGGCAGGTGGACGACGACAATGTGCCCGGGGTGTATCTGACCGTGTTCCATCCGGCGGTCGGCGCCGGCCCGGCCGACCGCGTGCAGTTCGCCTGGGATGGCTTGCTGGGGGACGCCGGGGGGCAATACCCCTACGTGGTCGGCCAGCGCGAACTGAACGATCGGGCGATTTCCGCCAGCCGGGGTGTGCCGGAGATCGTCTATTCCTGGCAGTTGATCGACAAAGTGCAGCTCGATGCCTTGATCGATTGGACCTCGATCGGCGTGATTCCGCCCTTGAACACGTACGACCTGGGCAAGCGAGTACAATACCGGTTCGCGCCCGCCGCCAAGAACCCCTGCACGCCCGGGCGCGAGCCGCAACTGTTGCAGGTGAGCAGCAACGGTGCCCCGGTGGTGTTCGAGTTGATGGATCGGCTAGGCATTCGCGTGGACCATTACTTTGGGCGCGACAATCCGAAGCTGATGCCGGGCAGCGGGCGCAGCCGGCGCCAGTTAACGATGGTGAGTTTTCTGCTCACCTGGGTCGAAGCCGTCTGCCGCACGCTCCAGCTCTGCCAGCGCCACATGGCGGACGAGGAATTTGCCCGCATCACGGGGGCGCCGCCCGGCTGGCTGGAGCAGCGCCGGTACCGGCCCGACTTGCTCGGTGCGCGGCTGCAATTCGATATTCGGGAACTGGATCCCGAGTACGTGCAGGCGATGCTCAAGGCGGTCAACGAAGCCGTGATTCCGCAGGACGTGACCGGGGTGACCGATCGGGCCAAGTGGACGCGGGTGCAGTGGCGCATGATCAATCCGCAGCTCGCCCGGGAATTGGTGATGGAGGAAGGGCCGGCCAGCCAAAAGCTGTTCGACGAAGTGCAGAACCAGATCGCGCTGATGGCTTTGGGCAACGAGCCCAAGTATGTGGAGAACGATCCGGCCGCGGGCCAGAAGCTCAAGGCCGCAGTGCGCATCGTGCAAGCCAACCCGATGTATCAACAGATGCTGGCCCAACCTGGCCGGTTCGCCGAGCTGATGATGAATTACGGGAAGAACCTGCAATTCAGCATCACCGAGCAGGAAAACAAGCAGGTGGGTCGGATCGGGGTGAAACCGATGGATATGGCGCCGAGTCAGTGAAATTATCAACGCCCCAATGCAGTAACGGAACCAGCCAGAGCAGGCCATCTCCTGCGCGGCCCGTGAAGATAATGGTAAGTGCGGGGCAACACGCGAACAACCCCGGGGGGCTGCTGATCCCACTCGATCGCCCTGCCGGGCTAATGGGACCAGTCGGAGTGGCGACTGGTCCACACCAAGAACCATGAAATCCAAACCGAAAGAACGACAAGACAAACGGAGACTAGGGCTGGCCCATGCAGTGGGCTATTATGAAGGCAAATTGAAGCGCCAGTCCAAGCTGATGGCCAAATATCGAGCGCTGATGGAGGCCGTGCAGCAAGAGACGCGTCTTCGCAACATCAACCACGACACCGAACGGAGGCGCCTGCTCGAAGCATGCACCGTGCTGGAATCCACGTTAATGCGGGAACGCGCACGGCTCCAACGCGCCGAATCCGCCATTGAACTGATCCACGGAAAGCTCGGCCTACGACAGATTCTGGAGGGTATAAAGTGAAATTCTGGGAATATCCGCGGCGGATAGAAGACCTGGAGAAGAAATTGACTCGCCGCGCCAGCGATGCGGAGGAACTGCGGACGCAACTAGCCCGGGCTCTGCAAGCAGAAGCCAGCATGCAGGCCGAGCGCGAGCGATTGATCAAGGAGGTGAGATCGCTAAAGGACCGCCTGTTGATGGCGGCTGACGAATGCAATACGCTCAGGGGGGAGCGAGCCAAGTGTTGCGAAGAACTAAAGTGGACCAGCGCAGGTAGAGAGGAGGCGCGACTGCTGAACGAGCGGCTAGCAGAGGAGCGGAGGATCCATTTGCACGAGATTGACCGGTTGGCGAACCTGGTCGAGGCTAAGGCCAGTCCGAAGCCGCGGATGACCCTGACCGACCAGCAATGCGAACAGGTGTTGGCAATGGTAAACGAGGATGATCGGCTTTGGACCGTCATCTTGCAGCAGATTCACGCGCAACGGGAACGGTCGGTGGAGTCGCTGACCGCGCCGTTGTGTACCAAGCCTGAGTTTCAACGGGGTTATACGGCCGCCTTGGAGGATCTCAAGGCCACCCTGGAGAACAGATGGCAAGAGGCCCGAAAGGCGAGCAGTTGAAAGGTGGAAAGGAAAGTATGATTATGATAGACAACGACGTGAAGCCAACCGACGCCAAGCCGTGCCCATTCTGCGGCGAAATCCCAGCGGTGGTCCGCGAAACAGAACTGAACTGGGTCGGCGGAAAACGCGATACGTT